ATCAAGCTAATGCTAATAAACAATTAGCAGAAAAAATTAAAATGATGGGTGCTGAAGAAAGGTTGAATGAAATTCAAAAAGAAAGTCAAAAGATTGCAAGTGAAATGTTTGATGTACAGTTAAGAATAACTGAGAATCAAAAAAAGATGGGTACAAATCAGGAAGAATTTTTTACAGATTTTAACACAGGAGTAAAAACAAGTATTACTGGTGTAGAAATAATGAATGATAAACTAAGGTTACAAGATTTAGATGAAGAATATACAACCTTTATTGATAAATTGAATGAAGCAATTAGAGTTGCAGAAGAATTTGGTATAAAATTACAAACTAATGACCCTGTTGTAAAAAACAATACAGGTGTAGTGGTAGAATCTACAAAAGCTATTGAGAAAAATACAAAAGCAAAAGAAGATAATGCCATAGCAACTGATTTTTTAACAACTGTTTCTGATGATTATTTTAACTCTTTAATGGAAGATGTTATTAATGGTACAGCAACTATTGAGGAACAAGAACAGAAGCTAAGAGATTTTCAGGTAGATTTACTTAACAATTTACTTCAAGATGAGCAACTTACTTATGAGCAAAGAGTACAGTTAGAAAAACAATTAAATGCTCTGAAACTGCAAAATATGGAGACAGAGAAACAAGCTAGACAACAAAACATTGATAGTGTTGCTGCGTTAGGAGATCAGCTTATAACTCTAGCAGGTGAAGATGAAAAAATGCAGGGTATAAGAAGGGTAGGTATTGCTCTTTCTTCTACGGCTGCAATTGCAAACAATTTACAGGCATTATCTGAAATGTCATTAGGAGTTGCTTCACAAGCAAAACTACCTTTCCCAGCTAACATTATAGCAATGATAACTACTTTAAGTACACTTGTTTCTTTATTTGCAAACATAAAATCATTAGGTAGTGTTTTTGCAGATGGAGGTATTGTAGAGAAGTTTGCTAACGGAGGTATGGTACATGGTAAGTCACATGCCTTTGGTGGTGAGAAGTTTGCAGTAGGTGGTAGAGTGGTAGAACTAGAAGGAGGGGAAGCAGTAATAAACAAAAGAAGTACAGCAATGTTTAAAGGTCAATTATCAGCAATGAACGCAGCAGGAGGAGGTGTTAAGTTTGCAGATGGTGGTCTTTTAAATATGCCATCATTTACACAACAACAATTCAATGCTGTAGGTCAAAACCAAATGATGGGTGCTGTAAGTCAAGGTAGTAAAGTTGTTGTGGTTGAATCAGATATAACTCAAGCACAACAATCAGTAAGTGTAATAGAATCACAAGTAACATTTTAAAACTAAAACAATTATGGAAGAAATATTTAAAATTATTGAAAGTTATGGGTTAACATTAGTTTTACTCATAGGTGCATTATATGCACTATATAAATTTTTCTTTTTTAGTATTCATGAAGTTAAGAATACATTTTCTAAACATCATGAGAAAAATGCAGAAAATATGCAACAACTAAAAGAAAAAATTAACATCATACTAGAGTTTATTAAAAATTATAAAAAAAATTAACAAATGTTTGTGGATAAAAAAACCAAATTAGAAAGATTAGCTATTTGTAAAAGTTGTAATATGTACAGAAACTTTTTATTATTAAAAAACCCAAAAATATCATTAGGTGCAAGGTGTGCAAAATGCAAGTGTTTTCTAGATGCAAAAACATCTTTAACTAAAGAATTTTTTGGCAAGTGTCCTTTAGATAAATGGTAAACAATTACATATGGATTTCAAACAAATAGCAAAAAATTACAACAAAAACAAAAGAGAAATGATAGAAAATGCTGTTTCTAAAAACAGACATAATATAAATAATTTTTCTAAATACAATGCAGTTGCATTAGATATTATGTTTGCCGAATGGCATGTTCTATTTCCTTCTCACAAACAAGACTTAAAATGCAGTTCTTGTAGAAAAGCAGTAGTAAAGTTTTGGGAAACAATAGTAGAGGAGTGGAAAACAACAAAAAACAAAAAAACAAAAACTGTTGGCTCAAAAAAAGCAAAGGCAAAATAACGTAGATATAGTCTATGATTACATTGAAACTGTTGGTGTAGAACTAGAAAAAAGATTTGGAGATTCACCTACTTGCAAAGATATGATTAGACATCTAGTTGAAAGAGGTATTATAGAACCTAAAAGAGTTAGAAATTACATGATTATTGTTGATTTTGATAGAATGTTAGTCACCAACAAAGGTAACAGAACTTGTACTTTTATGGACTTATCTATAAAGTATGAAATAAGCGAAAGTCAAGCACAAAATATTGTTTACAAAGAAAGAAAAAAGTCTGTAACTATTAATAATATATCTTACTAAAAGTTTTGTAGACAAATTAGGTAAGTATAAAATAGATTTAAATCTATTTTTGCATCTATGAAAAACAACTGGTATAACATTCAAAATAAAGCAAATAAAGTTGCAGAAGTTTACATATTTGATGAGATTGGTTCGCATGGAGTAACTGCTCAAAAATTTATAGAAGAAATTAAAGGTTTAGGAGATAGACCAATTAATATACGTATAAATAGTTTAGGTGGTGATGTATTTAATGGGATGGCTATTCATAACGTACTTAAGAAAAGAACTTACAACACGACTGTATATATTGAAGGTATAGCTGCTAGTATTGCTACAATTATTGCACTTGGTGCAGATGAGGTTATAATGGCAGAAAATTCTCTATTTATGATACACAATGCTTGGGGAGGTGTTATGGGTGATGCAAAAGAAATGCGTAAATCTGCTGCTACACTTGAGAAAATATCTAACGAACTAACAGAAATATATGTAAAAAAGACAGGACTATCATATGAAGCTATTTCAGAGATGATGGATAATGAAACTTGGTTGAGTGCAGATGAAGCGTATGAACTTGGCTTTGTAGACAGTATTTCAGATGCTATGAAGATTGCTGCTAAGTATGATGTATCTAAATTTAAGAACATCACAAACGAGGAAATTCAAAACAAATTTAATAATAACATAAAAAACAAAAAAATGACTAACGAGTTAAAAGAATGGTTCAATAGTAAAGTCGAAGAAATTGTTGCAGCAGTAAAGTCTGATGTAAAAGTTTCCAAAGAAGTTGCTAATGACACAGAGATAACTGTTAATCTTGGAGATAATGATGAAATTAAAAATAAAATTTCTGACTTTGAAGCTAAGAATATAGAGTTATCAGAAAAAATTACTTCATTAGAAAATGAATTAGTTAGCGCTAAAGGTAGTAACGAAACTTTAACTAACGAAGTAGAAGCGTTGAACGCAAAAATCAATAAGGCAGATGCTAAAGGTACTGAAATAGAAACTGATGGTGACCCTGCAGTAGTTGAAAACAAAAAAGAAGATGCTAATGCAGATTTTTACAATGCTATGGCACAAATGATGAGAAATAAATTTAATAACTAAAAAATAATAAAAAATGGCAAATGTAGCAAATAAAGGAACATTCGCAACTTATTCAGGTGCGAATCTAAATGAGATTTTTTATGAGCCAGTATTTAGAAGTGATGATATTATGCGTAACTATAGAGTTATTCCTAATGTTAAACACAAAATGAATGTGTTTACTTCTGCTGCTCTAACAAAAATCGTAGCAAAATATGATGGTTGTTCATCAACAAGTGGGTCAACTCAATTTGATATTGATGAGAAAACTATAACAGCAGGTAGAATGAGAGTTGCTCTTGAGCAATGTCAAAAAGAGTTCTTTGGAACTTACATTGAAGAAATGTACAGAAATGGTGTAGATGTAATGAATGTAGAAGGTACTCAATTAGCAGATGCAATTGTAGATCGTGCTGTAAAAGGTATTGCACAAGATGTAGTAAGATTAGCATGGGGTGATGATACAACTTCTGGTGTTGCAGGTTATGGTAACATGGATGGTTGGATGAAACTTATGGGTGCAGGTTCTGCTCCAAGATTTACAGTTTCTGGTGGTGGTGCAAACGACCCAACAAGTGACCAAGTTATTTCAGCATTAAGAAAACTTTTTGATGAAGCACCTGCAGCATTACAACAAGTTGCAGCAGCAGATAAAAGATTCTATGTAACACCTCTAGTATATAACAAGTATCTACAGAACTTAGAAGGTACTTCTGCAGACTTAGCAATTGTAAATACTCAAGATGGTTATCAAGTAGTTAAGTTTAGAGGTATTGAGATTATTCCTATGTATGAGTGGGATACAATCTTAGCTGATACAGACCCAGATTTATTTGCTAATACAGCAGGGGGTGTGACTACTAACTATACTCAAGGTATCTGTTATACAGCAACAGACAATTTAATTATTGGTTCTGATGTTACTGATCCTGAAGGTTCATTTAAAGTATTCTATGATGATTTAGAAGAAAAAATGTTCTTTAGAGGTTACTTCAAGTTAGGAGTACAGTATTTATATGATTCACTATATAAGTGGGCTATATTTATATAAACTAAATAATAACAGAGGGGGTGTTAAATCCCCCTCTTATTTAATAATCAATAAAAAAACAATAATATGGCAATAGATACAGGTTTAGCAATACAATGTCCAGATTTACAATCTACTGGTGGGATTACTCAAATATGCTTGAGAAGTTTTGCTACAGGAGATGCTGCTACAGTTGATGCTGCTGCTGATACTCATGGTTATTCTAGCATAGTAGATTCTGGTGGTTCTACAGCAACTTGGTTTGTTTATGAGTTTAAAAATGAAACTCCAACTTTAAATATAACTGCAACAAAAGAAAATGGTTCTACTGCTTTTGAGTGTGCGTTATCTTTTAGTTTACCAAGAATGAATGATCCTAAGTTTCATGAATTACAAAAGATGCTTAATGAGTGTATGATGGCAATTGTTACTGATACAAATGGTACAAATTTTGTTGTAGGATTAAGTGAGAGATTTAGAAATGAAGATGTATTAACTAAAAATCAAACTTACTTAAATCTTGCAGGTATGGAGGGTACTACTGGTGCAGCGTATAGTGATGAGAACATGATAACTATTAATTTAGTAGCAAGACAATTTGAGTTACCAAGATTATATTCTGGTACTTTAACTGTAGATACAGCAGCTTTAACAGCAACTACTAATTAATATAAAAATTAAGATATAATAGGTTGAACTTTGTTCGTAAAAGTATTAACCTCATCCTATTAATATCTTTTTTTTTTAAAATGTGTGATTGTAACAATAATATAGTAAATTCACAACATTTAAAAATATATACAATTATGGCAAAATATAAAGCAGTATTATCATCTGGAGTTTCTTATAAAGGTGATTTTAAAATAAAATGGTCAACAGCAAGTCAAGAAGAATTAGCTTATGCTTATGAAGATTTAGGTATGACTAATTTGGTAGAAAAAATATCAACTACAACTAAAAAAGATGAGCCAAAGAAAAAAAGCAGTAAAAAGTCAAGTAAAAACAAATCAAAAGACTAATACTTTTGAGTTTGGTGTTTTTAACTTAGCTATACCAGAACATATTGAAGAACCTTTAGACTTATCAAGAGTAAGAACTAAGTTTATACCTTTTGGTACAAATAACTTATTTCCTCAATATTTAGCTGAATTAAAAAGAAAATCTTCTACTCACAGAAGTGTTCTAGCACAAAAAGCTGTATTCACAAGTGGTGCTAAATTCGTTACAAACAACGAAGAAATAAAAGATTATATTAAAGATGTAAATGCAGATGGTGAATCTCTAAGAGATGTATTTAAAAAATTAGCAGATGATTATTACACTTTTGGTAATGCTTATGTAGAAGGTGTGTTATATGATGGTGGTTTAAATTTATATCATTTAGATGCAACTACTGTTAGAATGTCTAAGAATAAAAAAGAAGTGTATGTACATCCTGATTGGGCAAAGTACAATACAATGAAAGACAAACTATCTATTATACCTTTATATCCAAGCGTTAGAGGTAATAGATTTGTTTTACAATTTAAGGATTATGAACCAACCTTTACTTTTTATGGGTTACCAGATTACATAGCTGCACTTGAGCATGTAGCAGTAGATTATGAAATAGGTAAATGGAATCACACTAAATTTAAAAATGGTTTTCAACCATCAGCAATAGTTGAGATTAGTGGTGACATGGGAGAAAAAGAAGCAAAGCAGTTAGTAAAAGAAGCACAAAGAAAATTTGTTGGCGATGGAAACAATGGCAAAATAATGTTTATAGTAAAAAATGGTGACACTTCACCTGCTAACGTAAATATTATTAAGGATGACCAAGAGGGTAGTTGGTTAGACTTACAACGCATTACAGATCAAAATATTGTAACAGCACATAGATGGCAACCATCTTTGAGTGGTTTAGTATCTAGTGGTAAAATGAATAATACAGGTAGTGAAATAAGAATAGCTTATGATTTAGCTATGACTACTGTAATTAAAGATACTTCTGACATGCTGTTAACAGGATTAAAGAAAATATTATTTAAAGAACTAGGATTTTTACCAGAAGATTTAGTTATTCAATATGAGCCACCAATTAGTTTTGCTACTCAAATTGACCCTGCAAAAGTCCTTACAATTAACGAACAAAGAAGAATGTTAGATGAAGATTTACCTATGTTAAAAGAAGG